AATTTTATTTTATCAAGAAAATAATAAATAAAAAATAAAATAATAAAAATTTTATTTTATCAAGAAAATAATAAATAAAAAATAAAATAAAAAATAAAATAATAAAAATTTTATTTTATCAAGAAAATAATAAATAAAAAATAAAATAAAAAATAAAATAATAAAAATTTTATTTTATCAAGAAAATAATAAATAAAAAATAAAATAATAAAAATTTTAATGACCATAAAAAATCTAGGTGTTAAAAAATGTATGACAAAAATGGAATCACAATGTTTCTAATGATAATTATTGTTACACTTGGAGGACTCTGGTTATATCAACGTAAAGAATCTTATGTTGACTCTGATCATGGTATTTATAGCGGGTTTCCATATGCACGATTAGGAGGTGGTTACAATACTCAACTTTTTTCTCCCACTATTTCTAAAAGATGTGCTGGTGGCCCTTACATGTACACATCAAATCCATACCTTCAAGCTGTTTGTCAAGGTAGCGATTTTAACTCCGGCCGCGCTTCGCGCGGTATTCCTAACGACGAACTAGCGCAAGTAGCTTGCGGAAAAGCATTCCATGGAAGACCTGTTCATTTTGATTACACATCTCTTTCAGATGGAGCATGGGATAATGCATTGTGCAACACACCTCTTTCATCATCTTTGTGTGTTTTGTAATGAACTATCGATTATAATTTTATTTTTATTTTTTTTTAACATATTCATAAAAAATAAAAAATGTCAAATTATAATTTTGAAAATGATATGGAAAATGATTTTGAAAGTAATTTTCAAAATGATTTTGAAAATGATATGGAAAATCTTTATCAAGATAAAAGATACTATCAAGATTATAGAATTAACGATGAATTTGACGAAGACGGTAAAATGGCTGAGCTAGGTGTTAGAGGGAACAGAGAATTACAAGATCCTGTTCAAAAATTTACTTCATTTGTCCGATTAGTGGCAAGAAAAATGTCTTTTGAAAAAATTATCAATTTGACCAATCAAGATATTAAATTTATAATGAATCAGATTGATAACATTCCAAATCCTGAATATAAAAATCCAACGGGATTTGTTATAGGATATTGGTTAGTTAGCTCCCTAAAATCATATAATGCAATTAACAGAACTAGATACAATTCGATAAAAGCAAATTTAAAAAATATTGAATATCCTTTAGAAGAAAAAGATATAATTAGATATGCAAGATTTTGGATATTGCACAATTTATTGCCTGAATTAGATTAATAAATAAATTTTTAAAAATTTATCAATATCATTAATCTTTATTAATCTTTATTTTTAAATTTGAAGTTTATTTATTATTTATTTTTTAATTTCACATCCTTTAGGGAGGGATGTGAAATTTACTTTTAATTTTTTTCAAAATTAATTTTAATCATCGTCGTCAGTTTCGTAGTCAGTTTCGTCATCAGTCATAACATCTAATAAATGTTGTTTTTTTTTAAAACATTTTAATTTTTGTGTCGTCATAAGATGAAAAAATAATTTAATTATTTTGAAAATTGCAAATTTTATAAATATTGCAAGATACCAAATAATTTGTTTGATTACATATTTCATCAAATCAACAAAAACGCTGAATGAATATTTTAATATTCTAATTGCAATGAACATTAAAAGATTTATCAGCTGCACAAAAACAAATTTAGCTGTTGGTTTCAAAAAACTCATAATTGCTATATTTAGAAGTACTTAGAGTTATTAATTTTAAACTATATATTTGTAATTCAAGAAATCAACTTTTTATTGATGCTACTTCATTCATGTGTTACGTTTTTTCTTCAAAATTTTGTAAAAATATTATTGATATTCTAAGTTTTCAAACAAATCTAATTTACCGTTTTCGCCATACATTACATAAGAAGAGTAGTCAGATTCAAGAATATTGTCTTCAAGTAAATGAGATTTGATGTGATAATCGTTTTGAATGTCAGTGTCTACAAAAGGTTCCAAATAAATTAAAATCGGAAGAACAAAGTACATATTTATAAAAGGTGATTGTTTGAACAATATTGCATCGATTGCTTCATCAAGTGTATTTTGTTCAATAAAATCAATTACAGTCTGAGCTCCTTTTTTTGAAATATAATAACACCCTGTTCCGCCAATGCTGATTTGTTCAATTTCGGATCTGCTTTCTTTTTTAAAAAGCTTTGGCATTGCTCTATCATTTAGTTTTTGATTTTGAATTTTGTTTTTTATGTTAAGCCTTTCTTCGTAAGATCGAATGGTTGTTGTTAAAAATAAAGCATCAGGCAACTCTTGTATTACGCTGTTGTTTTTGTCTTTAATTGTTGTTAGAAACAATACGTCAGGTGATAGTCTGTTTTCTGCGATTGTGAATGTTCTACGCATTTGCATTGGAAATGATTCGTTTGAAATAACATCATCTTCAAAAATAACATATCCATCTACTTCAGTGTCTTCAAGTAGTTTTTGATATAATTGAATATGAGAGAGCGCACATCCAATTACGCCAGGACGCATTTGAAAATTATTTCTGCGGCATAAAGAGCGTAGACGAGGATTAATTTTTAATTTCAATCCATCAATTGCACTAATGCGTATGATATTTTTTGGTAAGAAATTATTTTGAATTTGTAAATTCATTTTTTCAAGTCGATCAGATCTTCTGTCTAAATTTATCATAAACGATTTATATTTAATTTTGTCTCTAAATTGTTCAGTGTTCAATAAATCATACGCATTTAATATATTCATCTCATTCATTTGACTTGTGAGTCTACCAATATGTTTAATGTGATATCCTGGAAGAAACGTTGTGATAAATCCTGCTTGAACATATCTTAATCCAAAATTAAATTCAAACCATTTTTCTTTTTTAAATTCAAGTTGTTTGAATATTTTTGTTTTAATCATACTTGGAGATAAAGTGAAATGAGGATAATAATTACAATTTGATGTAAAGCCATGTTTTTTAATGAATTGTTTTTTATCATCTTCAGTAATACAATATTCATGTTCATAATAAAATACATTATTTGGTGTTTTCTTTAATACACCTCCTTTAATGTTATCATTCAATGTCTCACTATAATTGTGATTAAAAGCGATTTGACCAATATAATCGTTACTTTCAAGAACGTCAATCATATCAGAAATATAGCGTCTTTTATCAACAAGCATTCTATCATCTTCAATATGAATAAGATATGGAGTGTCGACTATTGATGTGATAAATTGTAAACTTTCTGGATGTCCTTTATTTGTTTCATCTTTTAAGATAAATTCGAAAAAAGGGTATTTAGTCTTCATTATTTGTCTATCTTCTTCTGATGAATTATCGTCAACGCAAATCCATCTAGATATTAAATATTTATCGACACAGTTTTCCAAAAAGGCATCCATTGATTTTATAAATAAATCAAGTCGTCGACATGTCGTTGTTGAAAACGTCACACTATGTATTTTCATTTCGTTAGAGTGTTGAAGCAATTTTCCATAAGATTGAACATGATCTGTATTTTCTTCAAAAAATTTTAAAAATAATTTTTTATTGTACAAAACTCTTTCCATTAACTCAACATCTCCGTGTCTATCTTCTTCGATTTCATTTAATAATTGAAGTCCTTTTTGATTACTGTTGGTGTAGAAGCAACAAAAAGCGTATTCGTCTCGTAATGTGTTAGATTTAGGATATAATTTTAAAAATTCTTCTGCTAAATATATACCTGCGTAAAATTTTTTAGAACATCTTAATTGTTTGATTAAATTTTCTGCCATTATCATCATTTTTGACATATTACTAAAAAAGTTAAGTAATTTTTTTTTATCTTTTTAAAATAAAAATATTAAATTAATATGATGAACAGACCTTATTGTTTGCAAGAATTAAAAGATATTGAATCTGAACTTCATGATAAATATAGATTAAGTAGCATTTTTGCTCAACATTATCCGTGTGGTCATAAATACAGAGTCAAAAAAGGAGGACGTAAAGAACAATTTATTTTAGACTCAAATACTCTTCAAACGTCGCTTCAAGTTCAAAAGCCCGAAGTATCTGTACTTGACGATCAGACGTGTTCTGTGTGTTTTAAATTAAGAACATCAATTGATAAACCAACGATGAATTTTATCGATAATATTAAAGTTCGCGATATTGATGATTCAGAATGTTGTATTGATATTGAATTTTTAAAACAAAAAACTAATTTTTATAAATGGCTTTTTCAACATGATTATTGATTGATTGGTTTTTAATTTTTTCACCAAATTCACCAAAGTATTCCAAATAATTTTCAAATAAATTCGAAAGTAGAGAAGGATATAAAAGAATTAAATTAAAATATTTTTTGTAAGTAAAGAAATGAAAATAAATGATAAAGTTTTTGAAACTTTTCTTTTTGATAACGTTGATTCGATCAAAAACAGAATAGCTGTTCAAATGAATACTTTAATAAAATATTTAATATTTGATCCAGAAATTAAAAAAGTAACGCAAGATAATAATATTGTTGTAACAAATATTTTAGAACCGGTTTTGAATAAAGATAGTTTAGTTTTTCCAACAATTGATGAAAATAATTTAAAAAATATTGAACGAGAAGAATTTGAAAAATTTTTTATAATAACAAATAATAACTTAAAAAATGTATATGAAGGGTTTTTAAATGGAATATTTTTGCAAATGAAACAACATTTAACAATTGATCCTGAAAAAGTGTGGAAAGATCGTGATAATTTTTTAAAAAAATATAATAACGAATTTAACAAACTTAAAAACGATGTTGAAATTCAAACACAACAAAGCATAGAATTTCAACGAATGCCCGAAATTGACTTTTCCAATTTTGAAACTACTAATTCTCAATTCACAATCAATTTTGGTTCGACAAATATGACACTTGCAGAATTATTTAACAATATTCAAGTTACTAAATATGTTCCATATGTTAATATGGATAAATTTTTCAAAATACATTATAATTTTATTCCTAGTAAAGAATGGTTGGAATTTGAAACAAAAAATGTAATTTTAATGAAAGTTGATTGTGAATTATTAATTGAATTGAGAGAATTTAAAAATCCTTACAAAAAATATACAAACGCTGCTTTTACTATTTTAGAAGATTCTGAATCATCTAAATCTAATCAATTAATTGCAACTATGGACATGAATGTAGGTTATCGAAATGTCACAAGACCTGATTTCATTGCAAGAGTATTAGAAGCTTTGCAAATTTCGAATGAGACGTTGTCTGTGGAAGAAAGTAAAATTCAAGAATTGTCAATAGTTGGTTATTTTAGTTATCCTTTTCAAACTATGTTAATTCCAATGTGGGTAGATTTGGCTATGAATAATTTGTACTTTGAAAAAGTTGTAGCAGTTAATGAATCAATAAAAGCATCTAAATCTAAACCTAATATATATCTTCATATGGTTGGAAATGGGTCAGATTCTGTAAGTTTGATTATGAAAAAAACAGATAGGCCAAATATGTATAAAATGGAAAATGAAGAAGAAAAATATATTCGTTGTCGTGTAAAAACAAAAACGTTAAAAGATATTGAAAATTATCAAAAAATAATATCTCGTTTATTTACACTTTACAATAATGAAAAAAATCAAATTTTAAATTTTTATAGAGAATTTATTCCAAATTTTTTACGTGAAGAAGAAATATTCACAACAGAAAAATTAACATTAGACCGTACAGAAAATTTAGGATTACGTGCTATCGTTCCTGATTTATTTCTTCCAAATTATTCTAGAAAATGTTTAAAACGACCTACTATCATTTCTAACGAAAAAGCAACCGAATACATCACAACAAAAGAAAAACAAGTCATGCGCTTTCCAGAATATGGCGAATCTACACCACGTTATTATACATGTTATCACGACACACATCCTTTTCCAGGACTGAGAGATAATCAGCTTGAAAACAAAGACAAATATGCGTTTTTACCATGTTGTTATTCAAAAGATCAACAAAATCGTGAAGGAAGTAAATATCAGCATTATTTTTTTCGTCAAAAGTTAAGAAAAAAACAACAACAAGCACAAGACTTATTTGTAACTAATAAAATTTTACCTCCTGGAATTGCAGGAATTCTTCCTAAAAATATTACTAATCTTTTTTCATTAATTGAAACAGATCCGCATTATTCTTTTAACAGAATTGGTATGAACAAAACTGTAAATTCGTTATTAGAATGTGTGTTAGTTGCCAATAACATAATTCCTCGCAGTGTAGAACCAAAACAACGAGCACCATTATTAGAAGCAGCAAGAATGAAGTTAGCAACAATTGAAAACGCTATGGCTTGCAAACAAGAACTATATAATTTATCAATAAATGAAATAACAGATAAAATTAAATCTGTTAATTACAACTTAGATGCTACCGAGTTTGTTCATTTAATGGAAGAAGCTTTTAATTGTGATATTTTCATTTTTGAATCTAACAACAAAGATCTAAACGGATCACTTATCATTCCAAAACACGTTCAATCTTATTACAAATCAAAACCTAGAAGACAAACTATTTTTATTTTTCAACACACCGGAAGTGAAAGCGATAACGCAAAATATCCTCAATGTGAATTAGTAGTAAAAACAAGTAATAATAAAAAAACTCAACAAAAAAAAGAAATAACCAGTTTTGCATTTCATGATCCAGTTGTTATTAAATTATGGAATGTTTTTTTAAAATTAAATAGATCTTTTATATTTGATGTCATGACACCGTCATTTAGTTTATCTAATTTTCATAAAATAAACATCAATTCTCAGATTATTGACATATATGGTAAATGTCGCGTCATTAATGCTTCGTTATTACAATCAAAAAAAATTATTACAATGATATTAGATCCAATTCCACCTTTTGCAGCAACAACTGCTAAAACTGCATACAGAGAAAGTTTAGTAAATATAAAATTATTCGCAGATGCTATTGGAGCAGTTTTTATTAGACAAAGAGTTAATAAAGAAAATAAAGTAAGAGAACTTAACGCGACAATAAGCAAAGGAAGTATTAATGTCACGTTTCTCAGCGACGATTCTGCTCGACTACATAATGTTCCTATAATATATGACGACGAAGAATATAAAAATATTTTTGGAAAACCAGATAATGTAATTTCAAGATTTACAATGAATAAAAAATTTGCTAAAATTATTTTTCAATACATGCTTTACATTTTTTCTATTTATTTACATTCTATATATCAACCTCCTCAACCATTAAATGAAATAGAATTAGTTGAGTTTGTAAATAAAAAAATCGTAATAATTCCTAATTACACTTTTGAATCAATTGAAAACTCTAAAAATTCCAAAGCGCAAGAGATCATATCATCTAAATTTGATTTAAATTCAGTTTTTATTCAAAATAAAACTAAGTTAATAACGACTTCTAAAGAAATGGTTAGAAGATTGATGTATATGTTAAGATTGTATCAGTCAAATAATTTTAATAAACTTGTAAAATATAAAGATCAAATTAATATTGATGAATTTTTTAACGATGTATATGATTTTGAAAAAAAATCATTTGAATTATTACTTGAAGGAACCACCTCTGTGACAAGTTTAATTGAAAGCTATCAAACTAAAAATACAATAACAAAAAATATTAAACCTGAAGAAATATATTCTTACTTTTTTTACAACGAGCATTTAGCAAATATAATTTTTATAGCTCAAAATACACATCATTTAGCTATTGCTATTGCATTTGTTAAATTCTGGTATCAATATGGTTACAATCCTACTGAGAATATTTTAATTAAATCAATGAAAAACAATGAGTTAAATTTAAACACCGCTGTTAATATTTACAGCTACGTCAATGACAGAGTAATAACAAAAATTGGAAACTCTTCATTAAACCTTCAAAGTAAACTTTCATCCGGCCTTCAAGAATTAGATAATCAAAAAAATATTATACCTGGAGCTGTGTTAGGATATCTTTTGAATGGACATCCAATTTATACAGCTTTAATGCCCTTGTAAAAACTTTTCAACTAACTTAATTAAACAAATTCAATTTTATGACCTGTTCGGGTCCTAAAATTACATTATTTAATGATAATCGAATCAATTTGATGACAGCACATTTATTGTTTTGAAGTCTGGAAAAGCTTCATGAAATCTGTGACTGAATTCACTTTTTTTATAATATTTAATTATAGCTAAATTTAGATTATGTGAATTTTGAATAATGAAAGATTCTTTTAAATTAAGATATGATAATGAATTCCATATTTCTTTAGGAAGATTATTTAACATGTTTTTATTCATTTTGTATTTATAACGTTTAACTAAAAGTTCCAAACGCCATAAACATAAAAATTTTTTTAAATCAGTTTGATTTTCAGGTAAGTTTTTGACAATATTAGAATATTTTTGAATATACACTTTTTGTAAACCAAACGCAAAAATAATATTAACACCACCATATTTATCATATGATAAAATTTTGTCAATAATTTCTACAGGTATTGTTATTGTTTTTTCAATAATTTTATTAGCAGACATATTTGATTCTTTTGTTCAATCTTTTTGAAACAATCAATTATTTTATAGTTTCAAAAATCAACTCTTTTGTATAAAAGATTGTGAAATATTGGATTATTTTTTGCGTTTGGATTTAATTAAAATTATATCAAAACATTAAAACTCATATCTTCAGTTTTGAATTTATTTCTGAAGAAAAAATTATTTAATGAACTATTTATCAATTTCTTCATTAAATAAAAAATATGTATGCAAAAGCAAATCATTTTCAAAAACTCATCGACATGAAAATTACAACTACAACTAACAATTCATCTTACGATCCAGATGCTTTTGGGCCTGCTTTTTGGTTTACATTGCATAATTCAGCCGGAACGTATCCAAATAAACCTACAAAAGTAATACAACAAAGCATGAAAGAGTTAATAACAAATCTTCCTCTTTTAGTGCCCTGTCTTACATGCAAAGAACATTTTTACAATTTTATAAAATATTCAAATCTTGATATAGCAACAGCAAATCGTGAAAATTTGTTTAGATATTTCGTTGATGTTCATAATTATGTCAATAAACGTGTCAATAAAAAAACTGAAATGAGTTTAAACGATGCCAAAAAAATATATGGCTTTGACAAACCAACTGGTTCTTCCATTCGAATAACATACGGTCCATTAATTAATTGAAAAATTATTATTTTGTATATTTTGTATCTCATATTAAAGAGATACAAAATAATAATTTTTCAAACTATTTTAATTATTAATGCAAGTGGCACGCAAATGTTTTAATTTATTTTTAAGAATTTTATTTTTTTTTATTAATTCACGACGTAATGTTTCTGTGTATGCAAAATTTTTACAATATAAAGTTGATTGACGTAATATTTCAACTTTTGAAATATTTACTTGCGATTGACTTGCGATTCCTGAACAAACAGCTTTTTCGTTATTATTTGCTAGCAATTCGTGTTTAAGGTCAATGAATAAATTTGTTAAATTTTGTCTTCTTTGACGTTCTATTTTATTATGATTTTGTCGATGTGTTGTTGTTAAATTTTCTAACTTCAGGTCTGGAGAGTTTTTTTTCATTTTTTTTTCTTCTAATTTCATTTTTTTTAGTTTTGAAAGTAATTTTTTTTTTAATGTACGCTTTTTGAACGTCTTTTGGCTGTGAGAAAATGAATAAGTATGGTCATTTTTAAAAATTTCTGCTGAATCTTTTTTATTTATATAAGAATTGGGTTTTTGAGAACTTTGCTGGTCAAACTTGTCAAGCCAGTTCGGCAAATCAATAATACTAGAGGGCGTCTTTATTAAAGGTATTATTTTTTGAGAACTAGATGCTTCAATATTTTTTGTTTTTGTACAATCTACACATTTTGAACATCTTCCTGACCACATACAATCGTGACGAAAATTAATTAGATACATTTTAATTTTTATAATAATAATGATATCTGAAAAATCATTTATTTTTTAATAAATAAAATAATAAATAAAATAATAAATAAAATAATAAATAAAATAAATAAAATTTTTATTTATTTGTAAAAAATAAATATAATCAATAAGGTTTTTTGAAAAAGCTTTTGAAGTGAAGATGTTAAAAAAAAGACTTGTGTTTTGCCTCTTTCTGAGATAAAATAAATAAAATAATATAATTTTTTGTTATTATGTTTTGTTATGTTTTGTTATTATTATTATATTTTGTTATTTTTTGTATTTTGTTTGCGTAAAAAATCATTTTCTTTCAAAATGAGTAATAATAAATTTTGGATGTACGACGTTACACAATTGTTTAGCTCTTTTGATCTATTACCAAATTCCGAAGATTCATTAGCAGCAAAACTTAATTCAATTATGCGTTTAACTATTCTTATGTGCGCGATTATAGCCGTTTATAAACCCATAATCGCGTTAAGCACTTTAATTACAGTCGTTGCTATTACTACAAGTGTCTTCTCCGCATCTTCTAAACAACCAGTAAATGAAGGATTTCAAGAAGAATTAGACTCAGCCCGTACGTTAGACACTCCTATCGAGGGTAAATTAGATCATTATATGTCTCTTATTGAATTTATGAAAGAATATTCAAACCAAAATCATCCTTTATACAAATCTGGATTTCCTTTAACTCAAAAAAGATTTTGTAATGATGAAGTAAAATTGAATTATGGACCAGATTATTTTTCAATGAATCAGAGTTTAGCAGGCGAACCAAGTATGAAAACAACAATACCTCCAATTGTTGTAGCTCCATCTCATGATCTTAGTGTTTGGAAAGAAAACGACTTTGTGACTCACTCTAGCATAAATAGAGAGACTAATTTTGATTATTCAAGAGCAGGATACAGCAACGGATTATTACCTACAAAATGCAAAAATTTTTGCTCTGTTTGTATAGGTGTTTGTACAAATAATTGTTTAGATCAATCGGGAACAAAGATTTCAAAGATTCTTCAGAGTTCTTTCGATCAGAGTCATAAAAAAAAATCGTCAAAAAATCAGTCGGCATCACAAGCGTCTACCCTTCAGGCGCCTACCCTCCAAGCGAGATCCGAAAAGTCTATTTTACGAAGTGATCTTCGAGATGAAGTGGATGTGTCGGATCATAAAAGGCAAACTGGGTCTGTGCTGTTGCCAGAATTAATTCGTGAAATGAGGCGAAATAATATAAGCGAAAACAAAATTCAAAAAATATTAGATTCGTCAAGTGCTACTAAAAACATCGGTACTTTCGATTCAGATCAAAGAAGAGATAATATTATCACACAAACTTTACAACCAGGTGTGTATCAAAAATCTCATGTTGGTGAACCAATACAAAGTAATATTGGAATATCATATACACAAGAATTTGTGCCTACTGAAATTGATTCAACTTCAAATAGAATCAAATATACTCAACAAAATCCAAACAATTTAATAATAACTCCTACATTGAGAGAAGAAGTGATAGAACAATCTTTTGAAAATATTTACGATCCCAGATTTAATGGATATGGAACAAGTTATAGATCGTATGTTGATAAATTAACTGGTCGCCCTCAATTCTATTATGATGACATTGATTCAATAACAATGCCGAATTATATAACGCGAAGCAACATCGACACGTTTCCTTGGGCAAATACATACGGTCCAGATAAAATTATGGACGATGACACAAATAACGAATATCGACAATTAGCCAACAATGCTTTTCATGAGTCAGCAATTCAATTTCGAACCGAGTTGCAAGAAAGACTGATGAGAAAACGAAACGCAGAACTCTGGCAGCGTAGAGTTGCTCCGATAACAACAATGAAAAAATAATAAAAATTAGATTAATAAAAAACGTAAGAAAAAATTTAAAAGTTTGACTTTTTTGTATAAGTTTAAAGCAACATTATTTTACATATCAACTTACAAAAATAATTAAAATTAAAAAATGGATCAGCGAACAACTTCAACAATTTCAATCTTAATAATATTTTTGAGTTTTCGAATTTACAAAGTTGTTGTTGGAAGTAATAAAAAATAACATGTTCAATTATTTTTATGCTTTTTCAGTATAAAAATGTATCAGCGAAACGAAACACACTAACATAACAACAAAAACACTATACAACATTTGTATTTATAATTTTTTTGAAACAGTTTGTGCATAGTTGATGTGATGTTTTAATGTAATTAGTCATTTTATTTTGATAACCTTTTCGTAATTGTCTATTTTCTGCTTCAAGTGATTGAATTTTAATTTTTAAGGAATTTATTTCATTTGCTAAATTGTGATCAAAGAATGTCATTTTATATTTTTGTAAATGTTACTTTAGAACAGTATCTGACTTTAATTTTAAAATCGATTAACTAGATTTTTTAGTCACGACTTAAAAAATCTATAAATTATTAATTGAGTTTTCAAAGTGATATTTTAAAATTAAATTATTTTTTTAAAAATCTTCATCAAATGTAAGTTTATCTTTAAACTTTTGAAGAACTCCGGCTTTTTGATAATCTCCTACTCTTTTTTCAAAGAAATTGGTTTTTCCTTCTAAACTAATCATTTCCATAAAATCAAATGGGTTTTGAGAATTAAATTCTTTTTTACAGTTTAATTCGGTCAATAATCTATCAGTTACATATTCAAGATATTGTATCATGAGGTTTGAATTCATACCAAGTAATTTTGCTGGCAGAGCTTCTGTGATGAAAGATCTTTCAATCTCTAGCGCGCTTAGCAATATTTGTTTAATTTTATCACAACTAATTTTATACTGAATATGATTGTTGTATAAATTTATTGCAAAGTCACAATGAAGAGCTTCGTCTCTTGATATAAGTTCATTTGAAAAAGTTAAACCGGGCATAAGACCTCTCTTTTTTAACCAAAAAATTGAGCAAAAAGATCCTGAAAAAAAAATTCCTTCTACCGCTACAAATGCTATTAATCTTTCAGCAAACGATGCTTTTTTAGAATCTGTCCAATTTAGAGCCCAATCAGCTTTATCTTTAATGGCGGGAAAATTTTCAACTGCTCTGAAAAGATTTTGTTGTTCATCTCTATCTTTTACGTATGTTTCAATTAATAATTTGTAAGTTTCACTATGAATCGTTTCCATTGCTTGTTGAAATGAATAGAATGCTCTAGCTTCTGGATATTGAACTTCGTTGTAAAAATTCATAGCTAAATTTTCATTCACTATGCCGTCACTCGCTGCAAAAAAAGCCAGAACGTGTTTTATAAAATATTTTTCTTTGCTGTTTAATTTATTTTGCCAGTCATTCATATCTCCTGAAAAATCAATTTCTTGAGGTACCCAAAATGATGCTTTATGTTTTTGATAAAAAATGTCTAGATCTTTGTGATCAGTTGTTAATACAAATCGATTACTATTCTCGACTAAAATCGGTTCCATCTTTAATATTCTTTAATATATTGTTTTATTTTCTCTAACTTGTTTTTTATATGACAAATTAAATGATTTTGTTTTCAATAATTAATCAGTTTTAAATTTAAAATAAAAAATGATTTATAAAATTGTGTGTATTTATTTTAAATTTAAATAGACATGGACATTGTGAAAATTAAAATGATGTGTAATTGGATGAGTGGAAAAGAATTGTGTGAATATTGGAATAAATTTACAGATGGAAATTATACTTATTCAAAAAATAATAAAAAAATAAAAATATTTGGTGAAGATTTAAATTGTGATGAAGCAGATTACATAGTTGTCATCAATAATTCAAATGATTATATTTGTACTGAACAAAATTTATCAAAAACAATTTTTGCAAAAATGGAGCCCATCTTTGTATCAGACTTTTGGAAAAATATCGATGCATGTTTTTTAAAAGCAAAAATAGTTCACGGTACTGACGACTCTCCTGCAAAAAATGTAATGAATCGCAATTTACCAGAATGGTTAATATCAATTCCTAAAAAAGAATTAGAAAATTCAAATTATTTTGAATACAAAATTAAAAATAATCGAATTTCATCAGTTATTTCTGGAAAAAAACAAGACGAAGGTCAAATAATTAGAATAAATTTTGCATTATTTGCTCAAAATTATATTGAATGGGATAATTTTGGTCATAATTCACATTCGTTACTTTGGAATAATTATTTAGGATCTATTGAACATAAAGAAAAAGCTCTTATTCCATATAAATATAGCTTCAATTGTGAAAATACTTTTATTAACGGTTATATAACAGAAAAATTAATTGATTGTATATTATGTGAAACGTTGTGTTTTTATTATGGATGTCCAAACGTCACAGAATTTATTGATGAAAACGCTTTTGTTCTTTTAGATCTTGGTCGTGATACTGATTCTAATGAAGAAAGAAATATAAAATGGACTAAAGCGGTTGAAAAAATAAAAGATTCAATTGAAAACAATCTGTGGGAAAAAAAATTACCTAATATAAAAGCTGAAAAAAAAAAAATACTTCAAGAAACAAGTATGTTTCCTACAATTTTTAATTTAATTTTTAATCAAGAATCAAAACCTTCTTTCCAAATCTTTCCATAAACAAAGCACAACATAATCGAATAAACAAAAAGTGTAAAGCACTGATTCGCAGTGTATTTTTAAAGCGTTATTTTTAAAACGTTATTTGCGTTTTTTTATATAATTAAGACTTCTAATTTTCGGGTTGATTCATTAAGATGTTTTATAACATTGAGTTTAAAATTGGGTTTATGTCATCATTGTTTATATATTCTTACTTAAACTGTTATTTTTTAGGTCAAAGAAGTTATTTGTATGTTAAATAAATTTTGATAATTAGTTTGAGAAAATACTAAAAGAATTATTAAGATAAGAAATAATGTCATTTCGAGAAATAGCTGCTTTTTTTATAAAAGACCAGTGTTTATTTGGAGCATATCCAACACAACATCAAATTCACGAATTAGAAGATTGGGGAGTAAACCTAATAGTCAATTTAACAAGCAGATATGAAAAAAATATTAGAACATATTCAACATTTGTAAAAACTATAAACTTTGTAATTTTAGATAATAAAGCACCAGAAAATATATTAGAATTTTGTGCTTTAATAATTCACATCACAAAACTAATTGATCAAAATCAAAAAATTTATATTCATTGCAAAGGAGGCCATGGCAGATCTGGTGTGTTAGTCGCATCTATTCTGTGTTACAAATATCGAATTATGCCACATGAAGCTATACAATTAACTACCAAATATCATTCTACAAGACCTATTCATGCTAGACGACCCAAAATGAACGAATATTGGAAAAGTAAAGGTTCGCCTCAAACAAAAGAACAAAAACAATTCGTCGTTTTACTTTTTCAACCATATGTCATAACAAAAAATTCTCCTTTCAATCAAAAAGAAATATGGATTCGAAATAATTCATCACATTTATATCAGGTGTCAGTCGTTTGGACTTCAGGACCCAAAAAATGTAATTTCATCAACTCATCGCCTTATCAATTTCTTAGAACTCAATCAGATGATCGCAATGCAATTACTTTGTCGCAAAGACCTCTAAATGTATCTCCTGATTTTATAAATGAGACTCAAAATGATACAACTTTTTTATATCGACCACTCGAAGACTGGCAAGAACCACTTTCAATGATTGATTTTAGTTTAAATTATTCAAGATTATTTGAATTACCAAACCAACCAAGTCCTCAAAAAGTAGAATTTGGCAGCTGGAAGCTTCAAACAGCAACAACTTCATCAGTAGGATCGTCGACGAATTCTGGTGTATTGATGTCGTTTAATGATTTTATAGATTCTTTTTTATTGACAACAAATTTAGGACCAATTAATGGAAACAATAGTAATGAATTAGAAGAATATCGTGATTCATTAATTGAAAACTTATTCCATAGTTCTTTGGGTTAGTTAAGTTTTTTAAATTAAATTAATTAACAAACATTTTATAATAGAAAGAAGCTAAAAAAAATAGTATTAATTTTCAGGAAATTATATTTTATAACTTTTTTTTAGGGTTTGGAGTTATAAAAAATTATTAATAAAAATGTATAGCGTAATACATGAAACTAATGCTGAAAATATAAGTAACATTTTAAAAACAAAAATATTGTATAGATCATCTGAAATTCAGAAAAGAAACTTAAAAAAAGGACAAGGAAGTGATAATTACAGAAGATTGACAAAGAATCCTACGATATCTTTAACAAATTCAAAATTTGCACAATATTATGATGAAGTTGACGCAGTTTACTGTCGTCTTTTACGAATAAACGCTAAAATTCAAACACAGTTTGGAGATGCTAATTGCATTTTAGTGTTTAGTGGAAAAATATTAAAAGATCATAAATTTATTTTGAACACTGAAGAAAATTTTGGTTTTCAAATAGCAGAAGACGGACATGAAGGAATTAGTCAATTTTCAGGAGAACCTGGTCTTACTGTTACATCTTATAAAAATATTAAATTGCTTGCAAATTATGATTTCAATTACAATGCAAGTGAAATTGCATTTTTAAGTAACATTTCATTAAAATATCTTAAATCTGTGTTCGTTAAAGAACAATTTCAAACACAAGATATAATAAATATTTGTCATTCAAACGATATTCAAATTTATACGATTTGAATTTAATAACAATGATTGAAAATGTTGTACAAATGAGAATTGATAACGTTTTATAAAATGACTTAAGTACAACGAGTTTTAGAAGACCAGAGAATCTAATTGTGATACATCTTGAACAAGAGTATATTTATTATTTTTAAATTGAGGTATTTATCTTCTCGATCAATTGCTCAAAGGGTTGTTTAATCTTCATCATAATAATAATTATCAAATTCAATAATTGTTTTTTTTAATTTTTATTATTTTAATAAATTTAAAATTTATTTGATTTTCGACTTATTTAGTTAAATGGTAAATAAAAAAGAAGAAAACAAAACATGGGTATCAAACATTTTTTTACTTGGTTTAGAAACAACGAAGAAATGAAACAAGCTATTTACAATGAACCTCCACGCTATATTGATCACATATTAATTGACATGAATGGAATTATACATGAATCGGCTCAATTTGTATTTAAATATGGTAAATATAGTTCAAAAATTCAAATACCGGCGCGTTTTAAAAATAAAAGTAAAGCACCAGCAATTGAAAATTTATATTCAAAAATTCATGAAAAAGTTAATGAAATTATTCAAACTGTAAATCCTCAAAAATCAATTTATTTAGCAATCGACGGTGTTGCTCCGAAATCTAAACAAAATCAACAAAGACAAAGACGTTTTAGAGCAGCAATGGAAAATAATCAAAACATTCTAAAGACGGAACCTATACCGCTAAGTTCCTCGAACGATCATTCTCAACTGCGCAAATATTGCTCTAGTTCTATAGGACAATTTGATTCTAATTGCATCACTGCGGGGACAAAATTTATGCATGATTTATCTTTAAGTTTGATAGATTTAAGTTGGGTAAAATTTCCTAATAAAAAGATTGACGTAAAAATTTCGACAGATTCGGAACCGGGAGAAGGAGAACATAAATTGATTAATTGGATTCGGCAAAATATTTGTCAATCAAATAATGATGATGTTTATTGCGTAGCCGGTGTTGATGCTGATCTTATTTTGCTATGCTGTTTGTTGAAAACAAACAACATATTTATTATGAGAGAGAGTGAATATGTAACACACTATATTGATATTGCACTTGCGCAAAAATTATTACCAATTTCAGCTGATGATTTGTTAATGCTAAGTTGTTTTATTGGTAATGATTTTTTACCACCAATTCCATCTTTAGAAATAAAAGAAAGCGCTCCTGAATTAGGAGCTTTAGATTATTTCTTTGGTTTGTTTGAAAAATATTTTCCTAAATATTATTGTCAAATATGTCCAAAAAACTCACGTTTTTCATCTCCACTCGATCCTTTCAAAACTCGATTTGAAGAGCCTCACTCCGCAGCACTTTTTGAGCGATATTCTCTTTTAGTAAATAAAAAAAACGGACACATAAATTTTAAAGCTTTAAAATTCATTTTTCAAAAAATATCTGAACGTGAACAAGATATTATGAAAGCTAGACATTTGGACAAAGAAAGATTTATCAATGAAATGTGGAAAGGTAATATTAATGATTATCGAATTGCTTATTACGATAACAAACTTCAAAAAGCTGATAAAGATACAATAGTAATATCGTATTTAAAGTCAGCTCAATGGGTTTACGAATATTATTCAAAAGGCATTCCATCCTGGGATTGGTATTATCCGTACAATTATACTTTGCATGCAAATGATTTTGTTGAATATTGTCCGCTAAATGTATTAAAATTTTCATTTCGCATGTCTGAACCGTCTCATCCGCATGAACAGTTATTGAGAGTTATTCCACCTCTTAATAAACATTTGATTCCTTTTTATTTACACGACGAATTTGAAAAAATATCAAAAAAATCAAATACATTCAAAATTGATAAAACGGGTAAGAGAGAAGAATGGGAAGCTGTGACAATAGTTGATTTTGTAGAATTAGATTCAAAAATAATTTACGAAAGTAAATAAATAAAAAAAATAAATAAAGTAAAATAAATTAAAATAAAAAAATTAAAATTAAAATAAATTAAAATAAAAAAATTAAAATAAAAAAAAAGTAAATAAAAAAGTAAATAAAAATTAAATAAAATTAAAAAAAAGAGTTAAAAAGAAAAGAGTTAAAAAGAAACATACCACATAAAAAGTTGAATTTTTGATTTCAAAAATGATGAATGAAAAAGTAATTAATAAGATGAAATCAGAAATGAAAACACTCTCTCATAATAATGGACACATTTGTCCAGAGATTGACAATAAAATCGACGACATCGACGCCGACGTCATCAACAACGTTAACTATGATTTTGAAGATGACGTTTTAAGCGATGTCGATTACGACTCTGATGCTATAGAAGAAAAATTATCTTTTTCTTATCGTCAAACTTCAGACGATTATCGTCTAAAATCAAAATCAGTTGTTCACTTTTGCGGCGGCGGCGGCGAAGAAGAATATGAAAAAAAAAGAGGCGGTGGTAAAACAATAAACTTTATGGACGATATGGAACAAGAAGCAGAATTTTCTGACGATGATGACGACGGCGAAGAAGATCGACAAATTGAACACTCTATTTACATTAAACTGGAAAATAAAAAATATGCTTCAGCTCTTGAAGGATTATCTGTTCTCAATGGTAAACTCAACTGGTTAGAAGAAAAAGCTCATATTGGAGGTGATGTTGATTCATTTGTAAAAAATGATAAAGATTATCCAAATATTCCTCTTAATAATATTTCAATTGTTGAATGTCATCCAATAAGAAAATCTCCAAAAAGAAGATCATCATCTGGACCCAAATCGCCAAGACGTTTTTATCCAACAAAACACATTGCAGTTAAAATTGGAAATAAAACATTCATTGAATTTAAAAAAGAACATCAACAAGTAGAACAAAAAAAATTATGCAATGCCATCAAAGATGGAAAAGAATGTCGATTTGGCGATCGATGTAAATTTTTACATCAAATGCCAAATCGACAACAAAAACCAATTTGCAAATATGGAATCAAATGTGGTAACAAAAAATGCACATTTGTTCATCCAGATGGAAAAATAATAAACATTGTCGAAAAACGCTTGGACTCTACAGGACCCGCTCTCAAAACTTCACGTACAAAACTTGCCGATAATAGTCTTAAAGAAACCAAATTCGGGTCGAATCATGGAAGTCAAGAAGTCGTGTCGTTTGATCCATCGTCTTATAGAAAGATTTGGTTGTGTAAAAACGTGTTCAAAATATCAAAAACAACTGGAGAGGTTCTGTACGAATCCATAAAAATTGAAGAAATTGGTAATTGTAGATTTGGAGATCATTGTATTTATGCTCATTCACTTGAAGAAATAAGACAGAATGTAGAATCTTGCAAGTTCAAAGAAGAGTGTAAAGGTGTAAAAATTACACAAATTCAAAAAGATGACAAAAAAGTTCGCAGATATGAAAATAATTTTGAAACAAGAAAGTGTTGTAGACTTCATCCAAAAGAACGATTTATTGATTATATTAAAAGAATTCAACTCAACAACGAAGAGTCGCGCAGTGGTGGAATAATGTAAAAAAGTAAATTAATTTTAAATGAATTCATCATTCCAAAAAAAGTGTCATATATTATTAAGAAAATCAAAAATAAGTTAGAATAACCTTAAAAAAAGGCGGTGCAAATAAAAAAAATTAAATAAAAAAATCATGACAAAAAAATCTCATCACAAAAAATGTGCCGAGATATAAAGACAAGTTAGCTTATTAAAATTAGTCATAAATAAAAAAATTGAAATTTAAATACAAAAATAATAAATAATAAATAACGACAATGGGAATTAAAGGAATTAGAGACTTACTCAAAAAACAAATTGAGAATTTTGAAGAAAAACAACCTATTAGTATGTTTACTGGTAAAAAAATAGTAATTGATGCTTCATTTTTTATATGTATGTACAAAGCTGTACAAAAGAATACATTTGAAGAAGCATTTATGAATCTTTTTGTAGTGTTATTAGAAAATAAAATTGAACCGGTGTTTGTGTTTGATGGAAAAGCGCCAGAAGAAAAAAAATTAGAAAAGCAAAAAAGAGCAATAAAAAAAGAAATGCAATATAATCGAGTTGAAAAACTTGAACTTGATTTATTGAAATACAAAAAAAATAAAGAAATAAGTCAAGATTTATGGAATATCAATAATAAAAAAGTGTTAGCTTCAAAATTGTTACCTAATGAAAAATTTTTTTCATTTAATAAAGTTGAAACATATGTGAAAAAATTACGTTCTCAAATTCTTGAAGTTGACGAAAAAGATTTTGTAATTCTTCATGAATTATTATTTTTATTTGGAATTCCTTTCATAACTGCTAAAGGTGAAGCTGAAATATTGTGTTCTAAACTTGTTAGAAATAATTATGCTGACGCTGTTCTTACTAAAGATACAGATGTTTTAGCTTGTTGTTCACATACAATGTTAAGTGATATAAATTTACCAGAACAAATGTTTACAGTTATTAAATTGGAAAAAATTTTAGATTGTTTAAAAATTAATGAAGATAGTTGGATTGATTTATGCATTATGTGTGGAACCGACTTTAATGAAAATATTCCAAACATTGGACCTGTCAGATCATTAAGTTATATTCAAAAATATAAAACACTTGAAACTATTAGTGAACACATCAATACAGATAAATTATCATATGACAAAACAAGAAATCTTTTTCAATGTCATGATGAACAAATTGAACCATTACCACCATGTGACAAAATAAACTTTGATGAAATCGCTGAAAGAATTACTAAAAAAAAATTAAAAATTTCAGCCTCTTTAATTCGACGTCGATTAAATCTAGAAAAACTTACTTGAATTCATTCTTTACTTTTTATTTATTTTTTATTTATTTATTTTTTATTTATTTTTTATTTATTTTTTATGATTTGCAATAAATAAAAAATTCTTATAAATTTTTAATCATATTCTATAAAAATTAGTCAAAATGGCAGGATATGTAAGTCTTGAATCATCAATTCGTACTTGTAAAATAGACCCAGCATATGCAAGCAAAGTTCAAAGCGATCGATTTCTCAATCCCGGAAATATGGTTTGTCCTATTTGGAATGGATATGACAGTGCTGGAAGACCTGTATGTGCAGATTCATTTGATACAAAAACAGCAGGTTGCAACAGTGCTGAAGATCGAGTTTTCGTTGAAAACTATCAACGACCTCAATATGTAGAATACGTTAATTTAAGCGCCGGTGGTATTGATGGCGAATTTTACGGTCAAACTCCACCATATTCAATGACAACATGGGATAGAATGAAATCATCTTCTGATCTTCATGCTGTCAATAATGTTACAGGTAATTACGGGCTTCAATTTGGATCAAATGTGTACCCTAATTGCGGTGTGCATCAATATGCAAGAGGTATGCAGCAAAATCAAGAAGCTTTAAGAAAATATAGTTCTTACAATCAAGCATACAAATCAAATTACATGAAAAATGTATCAGGATGTGGAATGTAAAAAATTTTAAGTTGAAAATAAAAATTTTTTTTATATTTTCTATCAAAAAATTTTCTATCAACAAGAAAATAAAATAAAAATTATAAATAAAAATTATAAATAAAAAAAATTTATAAAAAAATTTATAAATAAAAATTATAAATAAAAAAAATTATAAATAAAAAAAATTTATAAAAAAATTTATAAATAATAGAATTTTTAATTTTTGAAAAAAAATGAAAATTGAATAAGAATGTTTATTGTAATAAAATAAAATGCTCCAATTAACATTAAACCCGCAAAAGCCTGAAAAATGTAAAAAAATGGCTCGAAATAAAATTCAAACAAATTCTAGATACAAAAATTTTACACAATCAATGTATACAGCAGGAGATATTGATCAGTTTAATTCATCAAGAATTAGACAATCTTTGACATCAAAAGACTTTCCAATTGAAGAAATGAATTCAAATATTTTTTCAAACAAAGAAGTTATTCCATTTATTTGGAATAAATATAAAGATTTAGATTCAAGAGCTGTTTCAAACACGTTCAAATATATATTTTACAAGCTAAAAAAAGGCATCTTCATAAGAATCGCAAATAACGAACTTCAAACATTTCTTCCTTTTACTAATGCTCATTATAAAAATGAATTTGCAGATAAATTGCAAGTATCACCTAAATGGAAAAATATTCAGTCTTTTTTAAATTACGTGTCTCAAAAAAGTGGATACTATAAATCACAAGATCACATTCCTCTTGATGAATGGGTGGCGAATAATGCGTTAGTAAGATTTGAATTTCAAAGAAACGAGGGTGATAACAACGTAGTTACATTGTTTAACATGTTTAAAACTTTGTGTGAAAAAAGAAATGTTCCAGATATTGAATTTTTTGTAAATAGAAGAGATTTTCCTCAACTAAAAAATAACGACACTGAACCATATAATCACATATACGATTCACAACATTTTCCGTTACTTTCTCACAAATATGACAAATACGCGCCTCTTTTGTCTGGTTCGACATCTAAAAATTTTGCCGACATCGCTTTTCCAACATATGAAGATTGGGCTCGTGCTGTTAATCAAGAAACTGGAAATGTATTTCCATATAGTTGTAGAGAGTATCCAAAAATAATTAAAAGTAATTGGAAAAATAAAATTAATAAAGCCGTTTTTAGAGGAGCAACAACGGGCGCTGGAGTCACATTAGAAACAAATCAAAGATTGAAAGCATTAGATATATGTGAAAAAAATCCAGATTTGCTTGATGTTGGAATAACTTCTTGGAATTTACGCCCTAGAAAGTACGAAGGAGAAAAATATTTGCAAACAATTGAAAGATCTAAATATCCATTATCTAACAAATTAAATCTTCAAGATCAAAGTAAATACAAATACATTTTAACTCTTGAAGGACACGTTGCTGCTTATAGATTGTCGTACGAATTGTCAACAGAATCGGTAATTTTGCTAGCAGGATCAAAATGGAAAATGTGGTACTACAATTTTTTGAAACCTTTAATTCATTATGTTCCTGTCGCAGAAGATTTGCATGACTTAATAGAACAAATAGAATGGTGTAGAAATCACGATAAAGAGTGTGAACAAATTGCTTTGAATGCAAAAAAATTCTATGATACGTATTTAGGAACACGAGGAATTTTAGATTTTCTTCAAAAGCAATTATGGGAATTATCTCAATCAACTGGATCGTATGATTATTTACCCGATTTACTTCTTTGGTCTATTGAAGATGAAAGACAGCAGCTTAAAAATTCAGTTGTATATAATAACTTAGAATTTAAATTTAATCTTCCTCCTGGACCGAGATGTATCGGAAGGTTAGATGGAACATTAAAAGTTTTTCAATCAAAAACAATTAAAGATTTAAAATTAATAAACAAAAAATTATTTGAAAATGTAAATGGTGTAATAAAATTATACGAAACTAATAATTTTTGGATTGTTGGAAAACAAGCAAACAATGACGCTAAAATATTAGAACATATTCACGAAGCATATATTGGATTAAATGCAATTAATAGTTTAGTTGCCAAAGTTCCAAATTTTGCGTATGTGTATGGATTATTAAAACCAAATGAAGAAAAAGAAGAAAACTTAGCAGCTTTTTTTTCGCAGCAACTCCCTGTTCAATTCGCTGATGGGTCCAGTGTTTATGGTCCAATGCTATTTGTTGAATATATTGAAGGACCTTCTTTGATGCATTGGTTATTATCAAAAGAATACAATTTTAATCAATTGATAGATATTTTGATTCAGATTAATTTAGCTCTTTCAGTCGCACAAAATTATATTGGTTTTGTACACTATGATTTGTATCCTTGGAATGTCGTACTTCAAAATGTTAACTCTGAAGCTAAATTTAATTATTTTATCAATCCTAAAACTATTCTAAGTTTCAAAAACGATAAAAAAAATAATTACATTCCAATTATAATAGATTACGGTAAATCCAGATCAATTGTGTTTGAAGAGAAATATGGATTAATCGATCATGGTTTTGCAAATATATTTAAATCAAATTCAATTATAGACACGTTAACATTATTATTTGGAGTAATTAATATATTAAAAGATAAAAAAGAAAAAATTGATAATGAATTAAATTTATTGGAATTTGGTGATTTAATAAAATTAAATAATTACAAAGATTCCAAACATCATGGTAAATATGGTTCTTTATTTAATTTTTCAAATCCGTTAAATGCAAAACCAATCGACTTTATAAATTTTTTAGTTAAAAAATATCCATATTGTAATAGTAATTTAACAGTAACCAGCAATTTTTCTTACAAAACTGAAAAAGGAAATGCAATTCAAACTATTAATCAAATGTTGATCGGAAATGAAAATGAAGCATTATTACAAGTGCTTTTACACATTGATAAATCAGTATTTCCAACAAGTACAGATGTTTTTTTTCAAAACGTCATTAAAAACACTCTCAGTAGAAGACTTGAATGGATAGACTCCGAAATAAAGTCAAAAGGAGATGCCTCTGTCAAAAAAAAATGGAATTTAATTAAACAAAATTTTAATTATCAACCAAAAGCAATCACTACTAATCCAATAATCAAGTATCCAACACCAAACCCAATTAAATTAGACGATGAAATAACACTACGTTACATTCGAACAAACACAATTAACGCCATTGATGACAATTGGTCACAAATTTGGATGTGGTGTATTGAAGCTGCTTATTTGTTCAAAATAGCAACACCTGAAACATTTGGAAATTTTATTAAGTTAGACGGATTTAAATTTCAAAATAATATTGCATCAAACAACACTCTAGCAAAATTGAAAAAAAAATTAATTTAAGAAAGCGTCATGAAGATTTAAAATAATGGATCTTATTAATGATTTTTTATACCAAATTATGAAAAATACAACAATTGAACTTAAAATTAATATTCCTATCAATCCACTCGAACGTTCGAGTTCTAATAATTTTTTTCAATCAGCTCTAAATATTCCAAATAACGATAATAAAAATTCAGAAAGATCAACTACTTTTCGAGTGGAGACTTGCGAGCCAAGTACCCTTCGAACAGAAGGGTTGGGAGAAACTCTTCAAGCCGAAGGGTCGCAAGGACCTATTTCATCATCAGCGACAAAAAGTGATGATTTTGTAAGACATTTTTTTGAAAATTTAGCAACAAATACTCAAGAAGAGCCGCAACCTAATGATGATATTTATACTTTAATTAATCAATTAGAACTTGTTATTTCAACGCTTCAAAAAATTTTAGCAAAAATTAAAACACAACAAACAAATAATGAACATTATTTAGTAATGATTAATAATTATATTGAAATGCTTGAAAATATAGACAGAATTTTAAAATCGTTTAAATTAATTAGGTCGTCATTTAATTTTTAAAAAACAAAAATTTTATAACCAAATCAGGTTATAAAATAGGGAATCAAAAACCAATCAAATTATAAAATATTTATTATTATTTTATTTTTGAAACTGAATAACAGATAAAAATGATACATTCAATCCGAAATTAAAAGTAAGAGAGTGCTTTAAACATATAAATTGTCCATAAAAAAACCAAAATGTCTTTTAATATGAATTCAACTATGATGAATGATAAAAATATGGCTTTACTTTGTGAAGAATTTAATAAATGTGTGTGTAATGATGAAAAAAAAAAAGAATGTCAAAAAACAAATTGTAGTTTAAAAGTGATCTGTTACAGTCCCAAAAATGCATCAGGAACAGTATCATTAATTAAAACGGCAAATAATGAAGAAAGAAAAACAGTTACAACTGATCAAGATCTTGTTGTAATTCCTTCAAACGCCATTATTGATTGTGTTGAATTTTTTGGAATAAACAATTTTTTAACTAAAGGATCTATTAATATTGGCCTCGGACAACTTAACGGCGCAATTCTGATGCCATTGGTCGACAATACTGATTCTACTATCGCAAATGAAAAAATAGGTGGATGTCGTCATTTTATTTGCAACGCACAAAATGGTAAAAATAATAGAAATCTAGTTCTTTTCGATAGCAATATTAATTTAGTATTAGAACATCCTGTTACTTCCGGCATGCTTCAAGTCATTATCACATATCATATGAAACCATCAACAACTTTTTTATAAATATTTAGTTATTTTATTCTTAATGACTGTTAAACTTATTTAGAATGAGAAATGGTTTAAGTAAAAGGCGGAGAATAAATAAACATGAAAAGAAAGAACATTGAAGAAGAATTTCAGAATCTTGAAAGTCTTATTAAAGATAATGAACAAATTCCTGCAAAATTGAGAACGTCGCTTTTAAAACAATTAGAAATTGTTCGCAAATGTTCCAAACCACGCAAATCTAACAAATCTCAAGGTCATAATCAAAATTCAGGTTTATTGAAGCCAGTAGCTATTAGTGAAGAAATGGCAGCTTTTGCGAAATGGGATCCAAGTGAACTGCATTCGCGTGTAGAAGTGACAAAATGTATTTGTGTGTATGTAAAAGAAAATAATCTTCAAAAGCCTGAAAATAGAAGAATTATTCTTTTGAATCAAGATCTTAAAAAGTTGTTGAGACATGAAGATGATGAAATTACATATCCGCATATTCAAAGATACATTGGAATTCATTTTGTGAAGTCGGTGGTGTCAGAAGATGAAATTAAAAAAAAGAAAGTAGATAAGAAAACAGAAGAAACAAAGAAAAAAATTGTAGTAGAAGATAAAAAAAAAATTGTAGAAAAAGAAAAGAAAAAAATTGTAGAAAAAGAAGAAAAAAAAGAAAAGAAAAAAGCTGATAAAAAAACAATTCAACCAAATGACGTCGAAGATGACGTCGAAGATGACGTCGAAGAATAAACAAAGAATAAACAAAGAATAATAAACAAATAATAAACAAAGAATAAATAATAAACAAAGAAATAAAACAAAAAATAAAAATATTATTAAACCATAAATAGATAAATAAATTAAACCATAAATTTTATGACCCAAAAGGTGATAAAATACAAAATATTAAAATTCAAAAGATGTTGACAGGTCTTTCCTTTAAAATTAAAAATCAACTCAAAATGCTAATGCTAAACAAAAAATGTATCACGCGATTTGGGTCTTGCGATGTTCATTATTATTGAAAATTTCGATTGATTTTATAAAAAAACATTTGCTACCGGACCAGGTCTTTCTAATTTATGAAAAGATAGATTAAAAACATGCATGATAATTATTTTTTAAATAAAACAATTAATGCAGCAACAATCATCACAAATACAAAAAATTGATATTTGTACTTATTTACAAAATTTTCAAAATTCATTGTATCTGGTGGTTTATTAACAATATCGTCTTTTCTAAAATCACACATTATGTCATTTTTCACATTGTCAATTGAAACATTTCCTGTTTTTATAAAATCATATACTTGTGTACACACGTTATTTGGACAATCAGGATTAATTAAATTAGATGGTACTAAATATTGACCAGATTTATTAGCACATGGAATGTACCAACACCCATCACTAAAAACGTAAGATCCTTTTCCTGAGTTATAAGCATCGTTTTTAGATCTATTAACGCATTTGCAATCTTCAGTGTTATTTCTCAAACAATAATTTTGAATAGTGGCATCTTGTATATTTTTAGGTTTTGATTCAAACCATTTTCTACATTCATCACCACCTTCTCCAATAGATTTTAATCTACTACAATTTTTCATTTTATTTGGACATGTTGTAACTTTTTGTGTACAATATTTTATCTCAACATCATCATTCATACCAAACTTATCTACGAATTTCAAAACCTGAGATCTCGTATTTACATTATCAAGATTATACACACACTTCAAATTTGGCGCCTTACCTTCCCATCCATATGAAATCAGAGGATCTTCGTTATTTACTCCTTTACCTATTTCACACTCTTCACGGTCAGGCTGCACACAAACTGGCTGATGTCTGCATAAACCACCACAGCATCCAGATTTAAGTGAATTGTCGCCTTTGTCTTCTTCAGATTCTGTTAATTGCCAATCTTTAATTCCA